GAACCTTCCGCCAGGGTTTCCAATATTTGCACGAAACTCTCGCGCAATTGTGACAACTCCCGCAGGATGCGGTCGTTCTGGCGGGCAACAAATTCCAGTGTTACTGGGGTCATCACGCGTCTCCGGCTACAATTACATGCGGCATTGTGACAAATCGCGGCTGATACCGTCAACAGAATTTCTGTTACGGTATCCGCTAGATTTGAGCGATGGAGAGTGCCGCGACCCGTCTCAAGCGAGCGCGTATCAGAGCGGGCTACAAGAGTGCACAAGCCGCCGCCAATCGGTTCGGGTGGGTGGCATCGACCTATCGCAGCCACGAGAATGGACAGACGCCGCTGCCGGTCGATTGTGCCAGGCGCTACGCGCAAGCGTTCAAGATATCACCGGATTGGCTCCTCTTTAACAACAATGCTGTCGGCCTCGATCGCCTGCTCGAGGGCAAGTCGGAGCGCCTCAGGCGATTGGCGCGGCGCCTGATCGAAGCGCTGCTCGAGGACGAGGACTAGTCGCGCAGATCGAGTTTGAACTGCGGCCATGGCCGTGGCCTCGTGCTCAACCGCAACAGCGCCACCAGCAATCGCCCCACCGTCTCGGGCACCCGTGCCTCGCCGCTCGCATAACGCAGTGATTGACGGGCGGAAATCCCCAGGATCAATGCCCCGGTTAACGGTGTCCTGCCGAGATGATCGAGCCCGCGCACGTATTCGTGCGCCGACATGTTCGCTGCATCCAATGGCATGGCGCGCCTACACGCGCGAACGTGTACTCCCTGCGGATGGTATCGGGGGTTTTGGCTGATCGTAACAGCCGCGTAACAGCACAATGACACCGCGATGAATACTCGTCAATCGCTGTTACTAATCTCAGTGAAAATAGATGCGGCAGTCGTGCTGACAAGTCGGCACTGAAACCAGGAGGAACTTCGATGGCCGAGGAACACGATTACGCTGGCCGGCTGCAAGAAGTCGCCACGCATCTGTCGATGCAGCAGCAGCACAACGGGCCGGTGACGCCATGGGCGATCGACGAGCTGCTCGCCATCGCCGCCGCCATGAATGCGCCGCCGGAGCCACCGCCGGACCCGCCGCCCGAGCAGGACGTGCTCGCGCCAGCGCCGCACGAAACCTCGTCGCATCGGCGGCATCGGTGATTTCCCACATTTCCCAGCCGGGAAATCTCAATGCTCGATAGCACCGTATGGGAGGCGCTTCCCGGCCCGCAAATGGCGCTGATCTCATGCCCCGTATTCGAATGCTTCTACGGCGGTGCCCGCGGCGGCGGCAAAACCGACGGCGTGCTCGGCGAGTTCGCCAGGCACGCCCAGGACTACCGCAAAGACGCCATCGGCATCATGTTCCGTCGCGAGCGAACCCAGCTCGTCGAGGCCATCGAGCGCTCGCGCGCCATCTACGGCCCGCTCGGCGCCATCATGAACGAACAGGAAAAGCACTGGCGATTTGCGAACGGCGCACGACTGCGGTTCGGTTATCTTGAGCGCGATGCCGATGCTGAGTCATGGCAAGGCCACAGCTACACGAGGCTATACCTGGAGGAATTAGGAAATTTCCCTACCGAAGGCCCGGTCATCAAGCTGATGGCGACGCTGCGCTCCGGCAATGGCGTGCCAGTCGCATTCCGCGCAACGGGCAATCCCGGTGGGCCCGGGCACCAATGGGTCAAGCGGCGCTATATCGATCCCGCACCCGCCGGCTGGAAGGTCATCACCGACGAAACCTCGGGGCTACCGCGCATCTACATTCCATCGCGGGTGTCGGACAATCACTACCTCGGCGCCGACTATATCCAGCGGCTGCGCGCATCGGGCTCGCCCGAGCTCGTCCGCGCCTGGCTCGAGGGCGACTGGAACGCGATCGAGGGCGCGTTCTTCTCGGAATGGTCGGCCAAGAACATCGTCGCGCCATTCCCGGTGCCGAAGGACTGGATCAGGTTCCGTTCGGGGGATTGGGGCTCTGCCTCGCCCTTCAGCATCGGGTGGTGGGCGGTCGTGCAGGACGACCACGACACGCCCGACGGCGCCGTACTGCCCCGGGGTGCCCTAGTCCGCTATCGGGAATGGTACGGCGCCGAAAACCCCGCCGCCGGCGCGCGGGGCCTCAAGCTCACCGCCGAGCAGGTCGGCGACGGCATCGCCAAGCGCGAGCTCGATGATCCCAAGCTCGCCTATGGCGTGATGGACCCGTCAGCGTTCAAAGAGGACGGCGGGCCGAGCATCATGGAGCGTCTCAATGGCCGTCTGGTCGCAAAAGGATTGGCAGCGTTCCGTGCGGCTGACAATACGCGAGTTGCAGCGAGCGGAAGCCATGATCGCCGCGGGCCGATGTCGGGATGGGATGCGATGCGCGCTCGCATCCGTGGCGGCCGTGATCGACCTATGGTCTATTGCTTTAACACATGCATTGCCTCAATCCGGACAATCCCCGTCCTGCAGCACGATCCCGACCGCGCCGAAGACCTCGACACCGAAAGCGAGGACCACGCGGCGGACGACTGGCGCTACGCCTGCTCGTCCCGGCCGTGGCGCCGGCATGTGAAGCCGCCCGATCCGGCCATCGAAGCCTATCGCGTGCCCGGCGATCACATGGACGGCGTGCAATCGAGCGTGAAACTGTTGTGAGGATGTGCCGATGAGCAAACGCCGCAAGAACAAGATCGCCGCCGCCTCCTTCGACAAGGGCTCAGGAGAGATCGCCGCGATGATGGCGAGCCAAGCCGGCTCGATCAGCCAGATCGACATTCCGCCAAGCATGAATGTGTTCGCAAGCATGGAAGCGGCATGGCAGGCGCTCGCCGAGGCGGCCTTTGCCGATCGGCTGAGCCACAAGCAAGTGCAGGACGCCAAATTCATCTTCTTCACCGGCGTGCAGGCGGCGGCAAACCTGATGATCTACTGCGCCGGGCAATCGCAGTTCGAGGCGGCGGCCGACCAGATCATCGCCGACTGCCTGGCCTACGAGAAAGAGGCGGTGCAGGTGCTCCGAGAGCGCGCCGTGCTGCAAAGCGCCGAGGCGCCGGAGAGCGCGCCGAATTAGCAGAAGGGGCCGGTCCCCGCAGGAACGAGAGCCGGCCCAAACGGTCTCTTTACGAGACCTCACCGCATCAGTCCGACTTGGAGGCCTCCTCTGCATCGTCGGGCTGATGCCCATTAAACTTGCGAACGGTTTCCGCAAGCCGCGTTGCTGCTTCGGCGAAGCGGTCGGCGACCTTCAGCATCGTATCGTACTCAACATCGGTATCATTGCTGACGGTCTGGATCGTCACCGGGTGACAGCCCTTGCGATGATCGAATGCCTCGCCGGCAATCTGCTCGATCAGGTGCTTTGCGGCGACCTGTTCCGCTGGTGTTACGATTGCCGCTCCGGCGCGTCTGAAGAACCTTGCGAGATCGTGGCCTGAGTGTGTTACCATGGTCGTGTACTCCGTTGGCGCGGGAAGCGTAGGCTAACAGGTTGTGCCGTCAATAGGATTTGCCATTTCTGCCATTTTTCACGTTTTGTTGCAGGAGGCGTTGAATGCTTCCCAGAGGTGACCGTGGCAGGTTTCTGAAAGATAATATTTATAGTCCAGGAGGTAGGGGCGGCAAGAAGCCTATTCCAATACGAAAAGAAAAAAGACGGTTTCATGAGTTAGCCCAATCCGGCGAACTTACAACCTTTCTTGAAGGGCTTGCGCCGTTTGTTGTTGTTGAAAATAGCCCATTTTATTCGTTATCAGTCATCGGCCGTGCGGCCTCAAATAAATGCTTACGTCATAACTTGTTGTATAAACAAGGGAGAATTACAGAAGGGCAACGTAATAAATTATCATATCCTTATGGCAGGATAGTTGCTGATGTTATACGGGCACAAGAATTGGAGCTAGGCGAACTTATACGTCATCAAGCGGATGGTGCCGATACACTGTTGAGCCTTCCAGGTTGATCGAAGGATTTTGGTAATGGCCACGCTCTACGTGACTGAATTCCCGCCGAACATGCCGAGCGCGCTGCAGGTCGCCAGCATGCCGCCGATCGCCGAGCAAACCGTCGCCATCGGCGTCGGCTCTGCCGCATCGAACGCCTTCAACGGCGCCACCGGCCTCGTGCGCCTGCACGCCGACGTCGTCTGCTCCGTCGCATTCGGCGCCAGTCCCACCGCCGCCGCCACCAATGCGCGGCTCGCCGCAGGACAGACGGAGTATTTTGCCGTCCGGCCCGGCATGAAGGTCGCGGTCATCACCAACACCTAGCGCCGTGATCGACGCCAATCCCGACAGCGTCAAGATCATGACGGCGATGGACCGCATGACCCCGCCGATGCGGGCGCTGGTGCACGACTACGGCTTCGCCATCGTCTACGCCATGATCAACGACGGCTACCGCGACGCCAGGGCGTTGCGCCCGATCCTCGAAACCCGCCGCAAACGCCTGCAGCAAGAGACGCTCGATGCCCCCTGTCCTCGTAACAGGCCGTTCCAGCTTCCGTCGCGACATACCTAATCCACGCGGCGACCTGCGCGGTGACAAGCCCAACTTCCGCTCGGAAATCTCGCCCGACGAAAGCGACTGGGACGGCGACGAGCGCGGCTTCCTGCCGGTGTCCCGCCTGCGCGAGAAATACATCGGCTACCTCACCGTCAAGGTCCAGGAATACGAAGAGCAGAAACTGTCCCGCCACTACTACCACGGCAGCCAGTACACGCCCGAGGAAATCCGCATCCTGCGCGAACGCCGGCAGCCGATCATCACCTTCAACGAGGTGCAACCGAAGGTCGACAGCGTCGTCTGGATATCGCAGCGCTTCCGCGCCGATCCCAAAGCCTATCCGCGCACCCCCGCCCACATGAACGGCGCCGAGATCGCCACCCAGTGCATCCGCGCCGTGCTCGATGGCTGCGAATGGTCCTTCCTCGATGGCTACTGCGTCGGCCAGGCGGCCATGGAGGGCATCGCCGGCATCGAGCTCAAACTCGTCCGGGGCGACCACGGCGACCCCGATATCAGCGCAGATTTCATCTTCGGGGATGACTTTTTCTACGACCCAACCTCGTTCAAGCCGGATTTCTCCGATGCCCGCTACAAGGGCATCTCCAAATGGCTGCACGAGGAAACCGCGATCGAACTGTTCCCCGACAAGGAGGACGAAATCCGCTCGCTGATGATCGAGACCGGGTTCGACCTCACCACCCACGCCGACCGCGAATTCAAATGGGTCTACGCCAACGAGCACCGCGTCCGCCTGGTCGAGCACTGGTACAAGAACCGCGGCAAGTGGCATTGGGCGTTTTACATTTCGAACATGCTGCTCGACCAGGGCATCTCGCCGTTCTTCGACGCGCGCGGCCGATCGATCGACCGCTTCATCATGTTCTCGGCCGCGGTCGATCACGATGGCGATCGCTATGGCTTCATCCGCAATTTCAAGGGTCCGCAGGACGAGGTCAACCAGCGGCGCAGCAAGGCGCTGCATATTTCCAATACGACGCGCATTACGCTCGCCAAGGGCGCGGTGGACGACGTCGAAACCACCCGGCGCGAGGCGGCCCGGCCCGACGGCGTCATCGAATACAATCAGGGCTTCGAGCCGCCGGTCGAAAAGCAGAAGCAGGAGGACCTGTCGGCCCACCTGGCGCTGATGCAGGACGCGCGGGCGAAGATCACCGGCTTTGCCAACATCATGCCCGACCGCGTCACCGCCGCCGAGCAGGGCGAGCACTCCGGTGTTGCCATCGATCGCCTGCAGAAAGCCGCCTCGGCCGACATCGGCACATTCTTGCGCAACTACAGGAACTGGAAATTGCGGGTTTATCGCGCGGTGTGGGGCGCGATCCAGCGCAACTGGACCGCCGAGCGCTATATCCGGGTGAATGCCGGCGACCAGGAGCTCATCCAGTTCCTGCAGCTCAACAAGCTGACGCTGAACCAGTGGGGCCAGCCGGTCATCGAGAACTACGTCG